AGTGTCAGAACTTCACGACAAGCTCAACAAAGTACTGGAGAAGTGGAAATGAGTTTCTTTGTTGCTATATTTCGATTCATTCTATCTACTCTAGGTCTCTTCATCCAAGCGTTTGGAGATTTGATAAACTGGATGCTAGACGTAATAGAGTCTGGATTAGACTGGTGCGACGAGCACACGGAGATGTGATATATGCTGAGAGAAGATTTCTTGAAGTTTCAAGAGATGGCGCTGGAAGACACAGCGATGCCAGAGAACCCTGACGACATTCTAGAGAAGAACATGCAGATTCCAGGCATGAAGCAGAAGTACATCGACGCATACCGCAAGCAGGTCGCCGTCGTCGCTACTCTGGAAGTGAAGCTCGAAGAGGCTACTGCTCGAACGAAGAACAAGCTCAAGGAAGGCGGAATGGCTTACACGGCCAAAGAAGCTACCGAGCAGACTGCGCTAGACGACGAAGTCGCTAAGATAAACCGAGCGCTGATAGAGCAGCGGTACTACATGGGCTGGCTGGAAGACACGGCAGCCAACATCACTTCGCTCTCTTTCACTATCAAGAACTGGCTGAAGTGGAAAGAGATCATATCCACCAACTTCTAAGGAGGACAGGATGGACTACGACTACAATCAGTACGTATGGCATGCAATACAGCGAACAAAAGAACACGATCCCGAGTACTTCCAGAAGTGCCTAGAACAGAGACTGTGCAACGGAAAAGGCAGCGTAACCGAGTTCACTTCTGTCAAAGATCTCGAGTACGCTCTCATGCACCACTCATGGTACAAGTATGATCATCCAGCTATCGCTGACGGATGCAGAGCTTTCATCTGCCGAGGAATTCGTGGCTTCATCGGAATGATTCCGCTAGATGAAGCAAATCCTTCTCTCAAGTGCACCCTGATGGACGTCAAAGGTACTGGTACACTTTCTCTCGTGTTGACAGACCCACTCGCTCAGATTAAGCGTTGGCCTGTTCCTTATAGCGTAATAATTATCGGAGACGATGGATATGGCGCTTGCATATTCACTTTCCATCCAGGCGATCCGCTGCCTCCTAGCCATCTGTCATCTGATGGAAGCAATGAGCTCGGACTCAAAGAGGGCGACCAGCTCACTGTCGGAAGAGCGCTCGAGCTAGGCTTCGTTCACGCAAAGCTTCAAGGAGCAAACAATGAGTAGGAAATACACGATCCAAGAAGATGTCTATTGCGACATTTGCGGAAAAGTCATCTACGGACTGAATAGGCCAAAGAGAGCTGGCGAGCTATATCTTAATGACGGAATCAATCGAAAGTACACTTTCGATCTTCAGATCTTCAACGGTTTCGCAGGAGACACGGTCGAGCACATCTGCCACGACTGCCTGAAAGAGTTCTTAGAGAAGATTCTGCTGAACCTGAAGTCAGTCTAAGCCTTCACGTTCGTGTTTCCGCCGTTAGTCGGAGCGCCAGTTACGAAGCATGCAGGATGAGCGCACACTAGACTCTTCATCGTGTTTCTTCCTAGATTCACGTCACCTAGAACGGAGTCTATGTAGACATTGCGCTTGGCATTTATCGTAATGTCGTCATTAGCCTCTAGAGTGAACTTTCCTTCGATCTTTACATCCATCGTTGCAGGCTTTGGCTGTGAGAACTTCTTCGACATGCTGTGCTCAATCAGAATGCTTCCGTTCGGGTCAATCTGAATCTTCAGACCAGACCTGTGATTGATCTTCATTGTGCCGTTCTTTCTATTAAGAGTGACTCCTTCGCCCTCGTCAGTCTTCATGAGCACCATCGTGTTCGGATAGTCGCTCAAGATAGCATCATTCAGAATAGTGTCGCCTGGACTAGCGATACCGGTGAAAGCCTCTGCTGCAGCTATAATCGGATTTCGGACTGTGATCATGCCGTCATAGATCGGCTTATACGGATCACCGTTCTCGAAGTAGCCGCGAATGACAGAGTCGATCGGAGGAACTACCAGATTAGAAGTTTCAGCTCCCAAGTAGCCGTTCTCGGGTAGAGCCCAAGAAGAGTAGGCTGGATTGTCATCATTGACTCCGAAGATCTGGACTTGGACACGTCCCAACTTCAACGGATCGTCATTGCTTATCACCTTTCCAGTCCATCGATCATTGAACTTGACTGGATCAGGCTCGAGCGTATTGTGTCCGAGCGCTATGTCATCTTCTAGGTTTCCGTAGCGCTTCATCATGCTTTCTAGATCTTCACTCATCTCATAACTCCTGGCGGAAGTCCTCTTCCGCCCATAGCCTCAGACTCCTTCTCGGCTAGATCGTTCACTATAGTTATAGTCATCTCTACTTCGTTGTATGGCGTGTCATCATTCAAGTCGACTCCACAGTACTTAGAGACCTGAACTCGATTTCGAATCATAGTCGACATCTGAACGCGGTTGAACAGTGCAGTGTCTGCTAGATCTATTCCGACTCTAAGATTTCTGAAGCAGGTATTGCACTTTAAGTCTGCGTACCCGAGAATTCCACACTTAGCATTCTCAGCTAGATGAAGAAGCTTCGCAAACTCATTAGCTGGAAGATTGAGAATTTCCTCTTTTAGATCATCTCCTTTTAGCCTTCGATCAGCATCTGTGAAGTTCAAAATGATGTCTACGTCTGGATCTCCCGTCTTGTATACTGTATCTGTTATCTTCTTTAGCACTGAGTGTATCGACTTTCCGTTGACATATACTGATCCACTCTCTGATTCATCTATCTTCTTGACAGCTAGATCACCAGGCTTGATCGTCTTTGTGACTTTAGATCCGCAGTAAGGACACTTGAACTCAGTCTGGTATGCGTTTGACAGCATGAAGGTGTTGCTTCTAAGATAGAATACAAGAGTCAGACGATCGATCTCTAGAATGTCTTCAAATCTCAGATCTGTGAGTCTAAGACAGCGCTTCAATATGTCGTTGACTATCTCACGCGCATTTTCGTCGTTCATCGCTGCCATGTACTTCAGATCTCTGATCGTCAAGCAGCGGAACTCTATCTTCGTGTCCTTCGAGTACTTCGTCCCTCTGCTCGGCAGCTTATCTAGCGGTATCTTCCAGTAGTTCAATTCAGACATAGTTTTACCCTGTATATAATATATACTTGGAGAATTGCAAATGTCAGAGAGCAACTGGAAGAGTCCCGGATATAACCCAGAACATCATGGATGGTGGAAAGCTACGCTAGACGACCGTGGAGATCTCGGCTATCCCGTAGGCTACTACTACGCGGACACTGTTCGCGCAATCATGATCGCGTTCACTAACTTCTTCAACGACATGTACGTCGTCAGATACGACGAGAACGGGTTCCCGAGAAAGAGAATTCAAGTCCCGATCAAGTTCGGTCCGAGAGCTAAGTCTCACGACTTCAGAAAGGAAGAAGAATCTGGTCAGACATACTACATTCCTCTACCGAACATGTACTACAAGATCACTTCGTTCCAGTACGACGCGCAACGAGCTTCGTCATCGAACGAGATCAGAACATTCTACGACAGCTACATGATGGAGCATGGAGTCGAAGAGCGTGAAGTTCAGCTTCTCTGGCAGGACACTCAGCCAGTGCCTTACAACCTAGGAATCGAGCTCACCGCTAAGGCTGACAAGTTCTCAGACATTCTCCAGATCGTAGAGCAGATCACTTCGAGATTCAATCCAGACGCTTTCATATTCATAAAAGAGTTCTGGTTCATGAACATCCGTCGAGACATCAAGATGAAGCTCGACTCTGTCTCTATCGACTACCAGGACGACTTCGGAGAGCAAGACAAGCGAGAGCTCGAAGCGAAGTTCAGCTTCACCATCGAAGGCCAGGTCTACACGAAGATCGAGCACGGCGCTATCATAGACCAGATCATCGTGAAGCTCAACCCGTCTATAGCAGTCTACAATGACATTGTCGAAGACCAGTTCCTCAGAGGAGACAGCGCATCTCCAGAGTTCTTCGTCGACAATGAAGGCTACAACTGGTTCAAGGACGAGAAGATCATCGAGAAAGACGGTGACAGAAGCTTCTGGGACGAGTATCACGACAAGCTCAACCTGCCAGACGAGATGTATGACTACTACAAGGACGTCGGAATCTATGTCCCGACGAGCGGATATCAGAATGCATTCGAGATCACAGACAA